AGTGCCACCTAACATATGACTTTGTTTGTCAGTTTCAATTAATTGCCCATACATATTACAAGTTAGAATCGCTGTTCCAATAATACATCTATATGTTCTTGCAATGTGTCTAAACAATTTTCTGGCAATTTTAACATTATGTTGGCTTTAATAACCAATATTTCTTCGCCATCACTAAACAATTTTATTGTAGGTAGTGATGTAATTTTTTCTTTTTGAAATATCTTTTGATTTTTAGATAAATACAATGTTTGTGTATTATAATCTTTAAATATTTTTAAAGATATTTCAGAATCTTTTACAAACTCTGCACTAAATTGCACGACAGATATACCATCTTTAATTTGTGCAATACTCACAGAAGTCCAAAAGAACACAACTAGTACAAACCATTTCATAATTATTTTGTTAGTTCATAAATTCTTTCGTCTAATTTTTTTACCGTTTCTTTTATTTCCTCCACATTTTCTTCAATATTGTCTATTTGTAATTGCGTTTGTTCTAAATTAGAACGAATCATTTCATCTTTAAAACTAAATTCAACTTTTTGAACAGCATTAGTTTCAAGATTTTCTATTGATTCTTGTGCAGATGCAATACTACTTTGCATAGTAAAATATATTCCAAATAAACTTGATAATCCTATGACAGCACCAATAATTTCTTTGATGCTTAATGAAAATTTTGATTCAGGGTTAAGTGCCATTTTAATTTTGTGTTATACGATTTGACAATTCAATAATACCTCGATAATATGTATGGTCTGTAAAGTCATCTTCTAAATATGTTACACCAGCACTTTCACTAGTGTAAACAGTAAAGCCATCAGACGATAAATCAATATAGTTTGCTGGTCTTGTTCGTAATAACTCTAAACATTGTGACACCATAGAATTAACATCTAGTTCGCCACCATCATCAGATACATACCTACTTATACATTCAATTCTTGTGATTGTTTCCATATTATATTGTGTTTGATTTTGGTCAACTTCATTAGTTGAAACTGAATAAATTCTAATGTGTGGGTATGTTGCATTGGTAGGTACTCGCCCATAGATAGGCACATTAGATGAATCAATAGAAATATTATTATTTAACTTACCAATTATCGCCTTGCGTACATATTGAATAGCTTCTTTCATTATCTATTAATTATATTTTTTAATCTATTATTGACCCTATCATATAAATTTTTAAACCCTATTCTAGCACTACTAAAAAAGAATGGACGTGCTGGTAAATGGATTCTGTCTTGACTTTTACCTTTAAATTGTTCAGCGTATTTGTCATCGCCAAATAATTCTATTAAATCAGCGCCATTGTATTTACCACCTGTACCAAATTCGACATAAGGTGCATACATTTTATCAGCAACCACCACAACTTGTTTACCTCTAGCGCCAAAACTAATTGATTGTTGTAACGCCCCATAATCTTTTCGTACAGAACGCTTTGCAATTCTTGATATTTCAGCGCCTGTTCTAGCCATTTCTGTAGCTAACCCACGCTTATCAAATGCTTTTAAATTAGCTAGTTTTTTTTGTAACTTATTATAATCGCTTTGGTTGATTTTCATTGCGACCATTACTGGATGATTACCTGGTATTTGTGATGCTCTAGGCATATTAATCTATTTTAGTTGCTTTAAGTTCAACATAATAATTTAATTCAGATTGATACATTTCATTAATTCTATATTGGTCAGTGCCACCCTCTCTAATAAATATATCGCCAACTTGAATATCGTCAGCTGTCTTTTTTCTAATAATCATTTCAACAAACAATCTTCTTTCACGCATTCCATTTTCCATTTTAACTTCACCAGAAACTTCTTTTAAATCACACCATAGTGTTTTCACATCAGCTAGTGTTGAGTTATAACCACCATAGTTGTCACTAACTCTAGTTAATCGTTTTATAGTAATACGATTTTTTAAACGTCCAGGATTCATCATATAAACATTGTTCTATATGAACTTAATATGTTTTTAACTGATGTAGGTATTTCAACATTTCCAAATCTTGAACTACCTTCAAATACATCGCTTCTATTATCATAATAAGTTGCTGTTAATTGTAAGATAGCTTGTATTAATAAACTATCATCTAACCCACTTGTAACATAAGTTACTTTGACCTTTTCAGAATCACCAGCATCCAATTCCATCGTTTCATTATCTAGTCCAATCATTGTGTAATTGGTAGTAGCTGTACCATCAATAGTAACGCTACTAATACTAGACACTGGCGCAAATGGAATATCAAAAATACCATTAGTAGAATCCATATAATACGTCCTGTTTTTAGCAACAATATCACGACTTATATAGTTCTCACACCAAATACGTGCTTGGGTTATCATCCTAGCAATTAATGTATCATCAGCTGAAGTGTCAATTCTAGCATATGATTTAACATCTGCTGTAGTGACAATCTCACTTCCTGTTGTTGAATTGATTTTAACTTGTCGCATCGTCTTTAGTTTCTACTGATTTTTTTTTAAGTTCTTTAGTTTCTCTTTTTGGCTTTGCTTCTTTTGATGCCCAACCCTTGTCTATAAAAACTTGTGCTTTGTCGTCAGCTACGTTTATTTCGTCACCAACTTCATAATTTTTTCCCTTGTTAATCAAAGGCATTAAAACTTTTAATTTCATAACATTATTTTTTTGTAAAGATAAAAAAAAAGTGTCACAATATTTTGCGACACCTTTTAATCAATGAAAACAATAAAATTAAACAATAAGTGCAAAGTTATTAAAATTTTTTGAATATTTTCCATTGCGTGTAAATTTAAAAGCAGAATTAGTTCCAGTGTTTTTTATAATAAAGAATCCATTGAAAACTTGTACCCAAATTGCAAAGTAATCAACTTCATTTAATTTATAATATCTATTAGTAGTGTGAAGGGTTACGTGAATGCCACGTGGTACAACTGGTTTTGCAGTCGATTTGATTTGAATTTTTTTTAATGATGAATCAGGCAATTCTAATATACAATCGTAAGGTGAAGAATCTAATAATGGCATTGATACACGAAGGTTATTTTCCATTGCCATAACAGCAAATCTATATTCAGCTGTACATCCTAGTAAATTACCATTCACGCTTAAAGATACAAAAAACCACGCAAATCATTTACGTGGTCTTTGACTAACAATTAAACTAAAAAAAACTACTTTTCGTTTGCCATCATTAAACTTACAAATAATATAAATAAAAATGCAAAACCTAATGCATCATTATATAAATATAATTGGCGTAATGAAAATAATAGAAAAGCAATACTTAAAAATGCTTTTATTTTCTTATCATCCATTAAAAGCAACTATTAATCATCATAATAAAAGCAAATACAAGCAATAATACAAGCGCTATATTTAACGATTTTGTAATGTGTTGCTTGACCTCACGTTGTTCACGTTCTAGCTTTAAATGATGGTCTAAATGCCTTATGCAATCTAATTGTTCTGCTTTAGTACAATATCTGTACTTTTCGCCATAATGTTTTTTGGCGATATTGTCTAGTAATATTTCTATTTCTGCCATAATTATTTGTTTTTTATTACGTTAATATATAATCTACAAGTTTCATATATGTAGTTCCATAGCTTTTTTGTAAATGGTTCATAAGTGCCATAATTATTTTCCATAAGAAACGAATTTAATCTTCTTTCAAATGGATGCAAAAGCCAATCTCCTTTATTGTATTTACTTTTCATAAAATCGTTCACAAGAGTATTCACACTTATTTGATATTCTCGGTCACTTCTATTGTTTTTCCAAAATTTAATTTTCATATTATTTGTTTTTAGGTATTAATTATTTTTTAGGGTTTCGCAGAGCATCTTGAATTTCTTCCCGTCCTGTTTCTTTTAAGGGTTCTCGACATAGCTGTTAATGACCCCCCTAATATTGTTAATGATTATGTCTTTTAAATTGTTCTTGATGTTTTGCATATTCTCTAGCAAGAATTTCTTCGTTTAAATCTTTAGCTAATTGTAATGCATTTGTTAATTCGCCTTTTAATGAGTTCATACCCATTCTTTTTATATCTTTTGGTGAAATCCACATAATTATTGTTTTTAGTTATTATTTTGAAAAGTATTTTTTATAATTTTCACTTGCAGAATTCAAATATATTTTTAGCGAATTTTCATCGTTAAAATGTAAAATGATTGCGTGTAATTCATCTATATTAAGTGATTCTAAATAAAAGTTAATATCTTGTTTTTCATCAAAAGTAAAATAATATTTAGATTGATAAGATGTAATGTCTTTTATTAATTCTTTTTTTGTTTTTCGTTTGTAATTTTCCATTTTTTTTATTGTTTTAATTGTTATTATACATCAAAAGTAAAAAAATATTTTCAATTACCAAACTTTTTTAAAGTTTTTTTTAATTTTTTTTTATTTAACAGAGAAGAAAGAGCAAAAAAAAAGGCGCAATTAAGCGCCTTTTCTATATAGATAAACTATGATTATGATGCTGTCATAGATGTTATCGCAGAACTAAATGTACCATTAATGATACCATTTGGTAGATAAGTTGCAAGTGCAACTCTTTCAACTGCTCTAACAGTTACAAAACCATCTCTAACATTTGTTCCATCTTGGCTAAAGAACTCAATAGAAACATTATCCCTAACCCAAACTTGACACGAATTAGCGAAATCACCTACTAGGAATTTCCCAGCAGTCATATTCACATTCTGTACAACAGGTACACCCATAAAACTAGGCGCAAGACCTTGATAAACTTGGTCTTTGATATAGTTATTAGTAGTGTCTTTTGTTAACAAGATTTTGTGAAAATCAGTTGGATTTAAAAGAATATAATTTGGTCTATAGTTGTTTAAAGCCATTTGGTTTATAGCTGCAACTAATACGTCAAACTCATTTGGCGCAGTAACAGCTTGATAAAATTTACCAGAAGCACTTTCATCAAAGTCACTAGATGAATTTAATAAACCTTTTAGATTTGGTGCAACACCAGAACCACCTAATAATTGGTCATCTTCAACTTCCATTAATTTAGCTGGTACTCTATTAGATATATAACTAGATAATTGTGGTGTATCGGCTAACATTTCTTCACTTATTCTTAAATAAGTACCGATTTTCTCAATATTAACACTAGTCGCTGTCATATCAAAATCAGTTTGCCCAAATGTAGCACCTTCAGCCGTAGCCCCAGCACCATTTGAATAACCAGATTCTTCTACATATCTAACAACATCAGAGTTAGTTGAACCTATTGGTAACATTTGTCTAATGTTTTGTGGTCTATTAGGGTCGTGGTAATATCCAGGAACTCTTTGTGCTGGAATTACTTCGCCAGTAAAATCAGCTGCAACAGTCATATCTGCTTTCACTTCAAAACTTGCTGCTCGTGAATTACCTTTTCTTAATGAATCAAGCGCACCATCATTGATTGCTTTGATTAAACCACTTTTAAATGACTTACTTTCTCTTTGAGTATTTAACGATTCAAAAGATTTCTTATTAGAAACTTCCATTTCGTCCATTCTCTCATTGAATTTTTGAGTAAGATTGTTGATTTCACCTTTTAAGGTTTCTTCAATCTTCCCATCGGCACGTGTCTGCACCTGTTCACTAGCTTTCTCAATTTTTTCGTCAATTATATTGCCTAATTGGTCAAGCTGTTTTTTTACATTTTCTTCCATTTTTATGATTTTTTTAATGAATTAATAAAATAATTATATACATCAAAATCATCTTTTTTACTTTCGACATTCGGCAAAGTGACTTCATCAGTCGGCTTTGTGAACTCTATAAATAGAGATTTCAATTTTAAAATCTCGCCTTCAATAGCATATCCCATTTCATCAGATATGTTACCTTTGCGAATGATTTTACATAAGTTGTCGTAGCGCTTTGATAATTTTTCAACATCTACATTGCCTTTAACATCCAAGATTTTAGCTTGGTCATTTGCAGCTAATGTAACAGCGCTAATTTCATATAGTTTAACTTCACTTATTTCACGATAATCTCCTTTGTTTTCTTTTTGCATTGGCATAATTCCAACACTATTTTCTGTAAGAACACCACTTTTCATTAGTTCAACAACATCTTTACCTAGTTGTGTTTTAGCGATTTCAGCAACAAATACCAACCCTTTATCATCTTCATACAACTCACGCATTTTGCCAATAGGCATATCCATTGAATGTTGGTATAAATATTTTACACGCTTACCATTTTCTTGAATGGTTTTCTTATATGCACCTTTGGTGATTATATCACCATCGGAATCTTTATTTCCAAAATAAGAACCATAACCTTTTATGATTCCAGCGTACTCGTCAGCATCTAATAATTCGCCAACTGGCGCTTGTTTATATATAATAGTGTTCATAACAAAAAATTTTTATAAATATACGAAATATTTAACTTTAAATTATTGACGACCCAGACATACCAAAACCAATACTTTCAAAGTCATCAATAGCACTTGCATCATCAACTGGGAATGGTGCAACACTACATCTACAATTTATAACTTCATTAGCTGGTGCGCCTGGTTCACCAGGATATTGCATTTGATAACCCCCTACAAAAAATGGGTCATTATAATTAACAACTTGTCCATCAGCTTCAGCGTGTGTATCTCTAGTTCTATCATCAAAAGATGCTATCCACTCTTTTTTCATTTCTTGTCCAGGAAAAACAGTCAAGGCACTTTGCATTGTCCCAAAATTAGCAGCATTAGTGGCTTCGGTTCTAACAAATCTTTCAGCTTGAAATTGTGAATAATGATTAAATGTTTTTCTTAATATTCTAGCTTGTTGTGGCACACCTAACATCATAAATTCTGGGTCAGATAAAAAAGTATCTGCAATACGCATAAATGTTTTCCTTGCAGTATTTGAAACCATCAATGCCCTAGCAGCACCGACTTGTGCGCCAAAATAAAAAAATCTTTCTTCCCAAAATACTTCATAATCAGTAATTGATAATTGTTTGTTTAATAGTTTTTTACTATTTCTAAAATACCATTTAGCAAAACGCATACCAACATCCCTATATAATTGTTTATATAGATTAATGAAATCTGACATCTTAAATATAAAGCTAGGTTGAGTTTGTTTATTTTTTAGAAATAAATCAATAGCAATATTATATTGCTCTTTATAGAAACGCTTTGTTTTAGCAATATTTTGGCGCTCTGCTATATGCATTTGTTGTTCAAATGCTCTTTGCCAATTATCCTTTTGTCTTTGTGTCAACATATTCTTTGTGTGATTTAAAAGGCATATAATATCCAGCTATTTTATGACTTCCTTCACCACCAAGTTCAATGGCACGTTTTTCTGCTAACTCTTTTGTTTGAAATAAATCTTTTTCAGCTTCTATATCTACCAATTCTTTTTTAGGTTTTTCTTCTACTGGTTCTTTAACTTCTTCTTCATCTTGAACTAAATATTCTGATACATCTACATCTACTGGTTCATCTAATACTTGATTCATTTCGTTTTCCACACCATTTATCGGAAGTAGATTTGCTGGTATATAATAATCATTCATTGATTCATCATCTTCAACTTCACCATAATTCATTGCCATACGTTTTTCATTTGGTGTTAACCACCACGACTTTGACATTTGGTCAACAACCTTATCGGTTTCTTCTTGAAGTTCTGGTATTACACTAAAATCAAAATCAATACAAAGTTTTTCGCCATACATAGGTGTTAACCATCTATTTAATTCATCACGTATTTTACATAATTCAGGAATAACAGCATTTTGATACAATGCCTTTTTTGCTTCCTTCATATTGTTGTAAGTGCTTGATTCTGTGTTGTTTAATAGTTGTACTGGGACACTATATATGTTACATAAATCTTTTATTGATGCATTGTATTGCTCTATTAATGATACATCACTTGCGTTTAATCCAAAATTAACCCAAGATAATTTCTTTGGTGTAATAATAATATCACCAGCATTATTAGCACCTTGATGTGATTGACGAAATTTATCTTTTAATTGTTGTGCTTGTACTTCGTTTAAGTCACCTTCTTCAGACATCAACACACCACGTGCTGTTTGATTTTGCAGATATTTTACACCTGTTTGAACTGCTTCGTTGTTAGTGGTAAGAGAACGTAAACCAGCACGTAGTGGCGATTGTCCATATAAGTGTGTGCCTGTACCATTATAAAAGGGGTTAAAATCTTTAATATGACATATTTGTTCAGCTGGGATTTCATATGTGCCATTATATTGTATTTTATATTTTTCTACTGGTTGCATAATACCACCACTAATTATTTCCATTATTTGTGATGGCATTACATATAATTCCTGGTATTTACCAAGATTAACACCAGTTTCAGGCGCTATTCCATAAATGTACCTGTTGCCAGTTAGTTTACCAAAAGCTATTAATTCTGTTAACCAAGTGCTATAAGATTGTGCTGGATTTGGTCTATTTAATAATTCGTGCAAATCTGTATCTTCAACTTCTGATAATGCACGTTTGCGTAATACATTAGATTTTTGAATTATACCAGAATCATATACACCACTTGTTAATGATTTATAACGCTTATAGTCATTAGCGTTTTCTATTTCATAAATTTGCAATGGTATTGTAGTTGCAGCTTTTGTAATTATATTAATTAACGCATATATAGTTGCGTTCTTTCTATATCCTTCATTGATATAGGAATCATCATTTTCGTCATTCCAAACAACACTTTCACCAAGCCAATTATAAATTGCTCGATTATATTCTAGTGACGTTCTTTGGGCGCTTTTTGATAATAAGGATTTTAGTCGGTCAAAGATTGATGCCATAGTATTTTATGCCTATAATAATTTTTTTGTAAAAATACAAAATTTTAAAGTAATTATACGACAAAGAAATTTCGTAACAAATTTCGCTCTATTGCATAGCTTGTTACATCAATATGTTCATCGTGTTTAGCATTTGGAAATGTAGCTACTTGTTGTAAATAAGCATCATTCCAATGGTCTTTAATTAAGTAAACACGACCACCTTCAATAAATGGTGAAGATGCTCTAGCACGTTCTATTTTAGAATATCTAACAAAATCTGTTTTTATCTCACTAACATTATAATTAGTTTCACGCCTTAATAATTGAACTAATGATTTACCACTTGCTTTTGGTTCTACTAAAATTATATTAACATCAACACCACAGCTTTTAATAAAGTTTGTTATAAATGATTTTAATTCTGGCATTTCTAAATATTTATCAATGCTTTTTAATACATATAGATTGTCACCACTTCGACCACTTATTTGAATCCCAGTTGGGTCATTCCTTGTATCTTTAGTATAAGCGCCATCAACATACATTTCCCATTGTACGTCTGTTGGAATTTCAGCTTTACTAATTATATTAAACCATTCTTTACGCCATTCACCACCTTCTTCTGGTGCTGGTTCTTGCATATATTGACCAGCAAATGTATATCTATCTGCTTGTCTTATGTTCTCTAACTCTTTAAAAGAATGTTTACTAGACCATAATGGTTTATTATCTTTATCAATAGCAGCTAACTTTAAATGATGCCATTTCTCACCACTATTACCATCTAATAAAAACCCACTTAAATCATCTTCGTGTAATCGTTGCATTATAACGATTATAGGCACTTCCCTATCGTTAACCCTTGAACGAATAGTAGTATTATATCTATTGTTAATAAACTTTCTTTTAACATCACTAATAGCATCATCTGGCTTTAATGGGTCATCAATTATTATAGCACCACCATTACCAGCACCAAAACCAGTAATAGCCCCACCACTAGCTGTAGCATATACGCCACCACCTTGAATTGTGTACCATTTCTTTTGACTTTGACTATCTTTTTTTAATTGTAATTGCCATAATCTTTGGTATGAATCACTTTGAATATATTCCCTTGTTAAAGAACTATTATCAAGTGCTAATGCATCACTATAAGATAAATGAATGAATCTAGCTTTAGGATTGTTTGCTAATGTCCAGGATATGTACATTTTAACAGCCAATTCTGTCTTTCCATATCTAGGGGGTATATTTATAATTAAGCGTTTTATATCGCCTTTATTAACCTTTTCTAATGTCTTTGCTAATGCTATATGAAATTTAGCAACTTCAAATCTAGCACCAGAATTTTCTTTAAATATATATCTAGTAAAGAATAAAAGAGATTTTTCGCAATTCTCTTTAATTATGCTATTAATATTCGTCATTTAATATATCGTCAATTTTGGCTCTAGCTTCTGGCGATATTTTACTTGTACTTATATCAGCTTCGACTTGTATATTTTGACGTTCAATATATCCCCTTTTGCGACCTCTTGTTTTTAATAGAAATATAGTTGCTGTTGTATTGCCTTCCTGGATTTGTTGATGCAAATTAGTTTCAGCAAAATCTAACATTAGGTTTTCCAAGTCATCAACCTTTTGTTTATATTCAGAATCCGTCTTTAACCATTCATAATGTGTTGAACGATTAATACCAGCCATAGTAGCAGCAGTAGATACAACCCCCATTGTTTTTTCAAGGGCTTGAATCATTGCTTTTTTCAGTGTTGGATTTTGTCGTTTCCTTCCCATATTTTAACTATATTTTTGGTAAAGATACAAATATAATTCCCAAATTTTTAGATGCAATTCGTCCTTCTTATATGTTTTTGGTGATACTTTACGTTTATTTTTATTTACTATTTCAATTTTTGTACCACGTTTTGTAGGCAATGCGCTAACTAAAATATCATTATTAATACACCATTGGATTGCTTTATAATGTTTTCTAGTCATATGCAAATATAAAAAAACCCCCACATTTTTGTAGGGGTTTTAAAATTAAGTTAGTGTAACTTTTTACGTTTCCTATTTCTTAATTTTTATTGTTCATCGTTTTCAATTAATTCTTTAGTTGTTTTATTGGCTGTGACAAAACTCCAAATCATATCAAAGAAAGCATCTGTTTTAAGATTTTTTGTAACAACTCTTGGCTCTGTAAAACCTCTTGATTTGATAAATGAACATTTAATTGACTTATCATTAACTTTGTCAATTCTAAACGTTTCTGCATATTCATAAGAATAATTGCCATTACCCCACCACATTTGAGCTTCAAAATTCAAATCATTATTTAATAAAGTTTCAATTATTTCTAAATTTTTTACTTCAGTAATATCTTTATAAATTCTTGAATTTTCTCCTTCCAATTCCCATTTTTTTGAATTTATTGACAATGCAAAATCTTCTTCTTCACCTAAATGTATTGAGTTAGCTATTGTTGATAATTCTTTTTGATATTCTTCAGTTAAGTAAGGTGTTAATTGTAATGCCTTAATTCTGTTTTCTAAATTAAATCTTGGCTCTTTCCAAGAGAGTTGATTATGATAACTACCTGAACTGAATGATGACATATTAACTTCAAATCTTAAGTTAAACTCATCATATCTTCTACCAAATAAATATTGACCCTCACATACTTGTAAATCATTAACTGCTAAATCCATTTTTAATATGTTGTCAAAAAATTCACCTGTATTAATTGAAGTAATATCAACACCTGTATCTTCTTTTATAACTTCTGTTATTAATGATTTAACAGCTTCACTTTTAAGGCATTTAAAATCAAAAACAACGTGGTCAAAACCTTCAATTGTTTTTTTGTTTCTTTCGTGTAATAAATTTAAATTTTTCATTTTGTTTAGTTTTTATTGTTATTAATTGTTTTTTCAGTATCAATATATTCTCCTTCTGCATTTACTAATTTAATAAATCTTAAAGCATTTGATTTTCTGCTAAATCTTATCTCATTAGTACAAATTTTTCTAGGTTCAAAATCCATTTCATCATTCCATTCAGGAGAAATAAATTTATATTCTACATAATGACAACCTCTATTAGAATAACTTAATTTAGCACCAAATATTTCTGTAGTGTCTTTATTGGAAATATATATTAAAGGATTATCCCCTCTAGTTGAGTATATCATTTTATTATAAACATCAATTATTTTCATTTTTTTATTGTTTTAATTGTTTGATATACCAAATATACAACCCTTTTTTAAAATAAAAAAAATATTTTCACTTTTTTTTAAAGTTTTTTTTCAGTTTAACCTGTTGGGAAGGTATTTTAAAATGGAATATTTGTGTCTTTTATTACCTCTAATGTCTTATTTTCTGCATTTAATGGCTTATAAACACCCCCATTATAGAAGTCAGGGGCTACATCAAAATCGCCTAATTGACCATTTTCTTTTCGTTTTACCTTTTCAATATATATTTTTATAACATCGCTTTTATATTTAGATTTTTGCCCTATGCATCTATATATAATTAATCCATTATATGCTTTATTGAAGAAATCAGCTGACCCAGAAATATCATACAATGTAGGTTTTCTATATGTACCCTCAATAGATTCTATTTTTCTAGGGTGTGCCACTAAAAAAAGGTGTGTTTTTGTTTGTTGACAGAATTGTGTTATTTGTGATAATATTCTGCCTACATATGAATAGTCACGCTGGGCAGAATGGTCTAACATATTATAAGGGTCAATCACGCATATGTTTATACCTTTTTGAAAAACAAGTTCTTTAAATGCTTTTAAAATGCCTTTTAATGTAAGATTTTCCAAATCTATTTTAACCCAATTAAAATGTTCTTGTATAAAATCTTTAGTATTATTTAAATCATCATTGGTACAATTTTTGGCATTTAATTTATTTGCTATTCTTTTAATGTGTCCTTCATAAGGAAATGATTCAGGCGAAAACATAGCACATCTGAAACCATATTTTGTTGCCATATTACAACATATTTGGTCAACAATATCACTTTTACCACTATTAGGTATGCCAGTTACAACAGTCCATTCACCAAATGCTAGTTTAAAGTAATTGTCTGAATTGCCTAATCCAATAGAATAATTTTTTATACCCTTTTCATTATAGTTTAAAACATTATTCCAAATGTTATCTAAATTTAAAACACCTTCTAATGGAAAGTTTTTAGCGTTTTTTATTAAATCTCTTAACACATCTTTACCACCTTGCACCAAAGTATCATTTGCATCTTTATATTCGCCAAAATCAACGTATTTACATTTGTAATAACCAAAACGTCTAGCAAGTTCGTTTCTTAATAATAAACCAGCTTCATCATTATCAGTACATAAGACAATAATTTTCTTATTTAGAAAGTATTTGTAGCAATTATCTAAATATTCTAATTTTTGATTTCCTTTGGATGCACCATTAGGCACACTACATACGCTATATAGACCAGCTTCGTGTAAACTTAATGCATCAATTTCGCCTTCAACTATATAAACAATATCTAATTTTTTAATATTATCTAATCCATAGAAAATTAATTCTGCACCAGAAACCATTTTAAAATTCTTTTGCGAATCTCTATATTTTACATTTACTAATTGATTATCACGATAATAATTGAAATTTATTACACGCCTTTTTTTGTTTACCTGTGGCATATATTCTAATGATTCGCCTATTTTCCAATGTAATAATGTGCTTTCGCTAATACCTCTAGCATCGAACCATTTTAAAACCCTTTCGTTTATGCCTGTGGATTCTCTATGTGGTAAGGCATAATCAATTCTGGTAGAAAACTTTGATGCGCTTCCAGCCCATCCACAGTGGTGGCAATTATATAGTCCTTTGTCCACATCAACAGATAAACATCGTTCTTTTTTGTTTCTTCTATCATTAGAACACTTTGGGCAAATTGTTTTGAATTGACCATTTCTTTTTTTTATAGTAATACCTAGATTACTTAATTCATTGTAATAACTCATTGTTTTATTTTATTGTTTAACAAATATACCTAATTATATTTTTTCTAGTGGCACTAGAACACCACTTGAAGTGTTATTGTCACCCCCTTTAATATCTCTTTTAGTGTTTAAATACTTACGACATATTTCTTTTAATTTTTTTGTTGCTATTAATTTAATTTTTTCATTACTAATAATAAATGCATACCAATCAGATTGACTTATAGATATACCACTTGGTTTATTTCTGCTAGAATATTCTACAAATATATTACCTGTTTTTTCAGCTTGAAAATCTGTTTTTACTTCAATCTTTTTATCTTTTAAAATCCTTGATAAATGTTTTTCGCCTAATTGACCAAGTTTTAAATCATATTTAAAGTCAGAATTAAAGTGCATTTAAAATTGTTTTTATGTTTGATTCACTTAATATTGTTTTTAACATATCATAATCAATGTCGCCATTAATCGTTTTCACCCCCACTAGTTTTTTACCCGATGGGTCGTTATACTTATAAAATTTAATAGCGCCTGGTATTTTCTTTTTTATATCTTTTAAGTTAGGTTTTGGTTTATACATAAAATAATCAATGTATCTAATACCATCCTTATTATAATTTCTTAATTTTACTAGTGATAAAAAGTTAATTTCCCAAAAAGGGTCATTTCTTAATTCTTTACATCTTAAATATACTTTACGCAAATCGTATTTGTCAATGCGATGTATTTTATCTAATATATCTAACCATCTATTAATATTTGTTTTTGTCTTGGGGCGATTTTTTTCAGGAAATAATTCTACAAAATAATCAAATGATGAAACAACAAGTGGGTCATATTTTTTATCATTTGGTATATTATTACTTATAGTATTAATATTATTATTAATACTATTATTATTACTTTGTTGTTGATTTTCGGTTAGTGGTTTTTCGGTTAACGGTTTTTCGGTTAGTGGTTTATCATTTAGTATATAATTATATCCTTTAAACTTGCCATCTACTTTAATTTGTTCACGCACTAGAAAACCTAATTGTGTTAGTTCTTTTATTTTACTTTGTAAGGCATTTCTACCCTCTTTAAAATGGTTTAAGATAAAAGTAAATGTTATTTCCTGGTTTTCACTATGAGAAAAAAGCCAACAATATAATCCAGTAGCACCAATAGATATTTTCTTATATCTAAATATAGCAGAAGGCACTACTACAAAACGTGAAAAACGCTTTGGCTTAATAATTTTATTTACTTTCATTTTATTGTTTAAATCATAGTTTTTAATCTATCGCAAAAACTTCTTATTTCTTTGTAATGCTTCATAAAATCTTTTAGTGAAATATCTTTATCTTCAAATATTTCCCATAAAATTTCTATTAATAAATCAAATTCTACTCTTGTCATTTTACCTACATAATCATATGTAATATCCATATTATCAGTAGTTGTTTGTGTCCATCGGACTTTTTGGTTGTTTTCGTCAAAATACACTTTACTAAATTTCATTTTTTATATAAGAATTAATAATATCAATACACATATCGTAATCATTGATACAATAGGTTGACCAACCACATTGTTTTAACTTTTCTAGCCATTCTTTTTGATGTGCTGTTGGTTTATTATAACCTACTTTTAATTCTATTGCCAAGCCATTGTGTTTATTGTTTGCGTAAAAAATAAGTATGTCAGGCACACCAGCTTTAGCGCCTAAATACTTAAATTTATATCTTTCAAATTTACTTCGTTTACCTTCATTAGGTACGTGAGTAAATAATATTTTTGGATGTTGATATTGTAAGTAGCTAATTATTCTGTGTTGTAGCTTATCTTCTTTTGTTAAGTATTTATAAAATGGATTAGTTGACATTTATTTTAATACAAAGTTAGAAAATTTTTTACCACTTTTTATTTTTAGCTTCTAGTTTTTTATACATTGCTTCTAAAACATCAAACTTTATTAATAACCTATTATACATATTTACAAGTTTATCAACATCAATTTTTTTATTTTTTTTGTTTACATTCGCCAATTCTTTTATTAGAAAATAATCAGTATTTAATTTACTTGAATGTTTTAGCATATATGGAAATGTTTTTATTGAATGTAAAATAGTAGCGTGATTCATATTTAAACTCTTTGCAATTTCAACAACTTTTGCATTGGTGAATTTATAGCATAAAGTAAAATAAATTGCACGTGCATATACATATTCTAATTTTCTTGTTTTTGTAGATATATCTATTTTAAAATATTTTTCAACAACATTCCTTAATTTTTTCATATTTATTAAATTACAAATGAACCATCATTGTCATATAGATGCCAATTATAGCTAGTTATTACTTGGGTTTCTTTATATATTTCATAATCTTTGAACGCTTGTTTCCAGGCGTGTCTGCCACGCTCTAATAATTCTTCACCTAATGTGTACACCTCGACTGTATAAGGGTAGGTATTTTGAACAGCAATAAATTTAAAATTATTAATACCCAACATATCCATATAGAATGTCGCTTGAAGGTGATATGCATATTTATATATATCACGCTTAAATGCTATTGGCGAATTATCTTGACAAGTTTTCACATCAGCTATAAAATCTTCTTTACGATTTAAAACATCTGGTCTTATTCTAACATCAATATCATTATATTTTCCATAGTGAGATAATTCAATTTCACCTTTTGCATATTGATTTGCTAAAGAATTTTTTTTGAAATTTTTAATGATTTCATTTATTTTATCGCCTTCTTCTTGGGTTAATATTTTTTTATCAGCTGCAAATTTTAAACGCTCTTTATAAATAGCTTGACCCTCTTTAGTTCTTCTATCTAATTTTGGCATTATATAATATTCATCATCAAAATCTTTTGGTTCTAATAAAGCACTATGTACAGCGCTACCAAACGCCATTGCTTTTGATTCAAATGGCTTTTGAAATAAATAATGATACATTGATTTTAAATATATTGTTTTAAGCCCTGATGCGCTTATTGCTGGTGATGAATGATATGCTTCATTCGTATCTTTTTTACTTATCATTTTCTTCTAATTTTTCTAATAAATATTGAACTTCACTAAAATTAAATCGTTTACCACATTTTATACAAATGCATTTATCGTCTATATATTGGATTTTAGTTATTATTTGTGGGGGTTTGCTCACGCCATAATTGTAACAAGCATAACCAAATAATAGAATTATAAAAAATAAACCTATTATTATTATTTTTTCTTTTGACATATTTCTAATTGTTTTTTTAATTTTTTGTTTTCTTTCTCTAATGCTTCAATGCGATAGTGAAGAAATTTTAATGATAAATCATCCATTTTGTTCTAATTTTTCTAACTCAAATGTTAAATGGTCTATTGCCTTTTGAATATCTGAATTTGGGGTTTTATGTTTTCTATAAGCACGTAATATATATGTACACGCTGTAGCTAAATGATATGGCAATTCAAAATTATCAACAACTTCACGTGCTGTATAATTGTTTTTGCCATTATAATATTTAGGTGTTTTTACTTTTGTTTTTGTCATAATAGGAAATAAAAAAGCGCCCTAAAATAGAGCGCTTAATTAATTAAAATGGTAAATCATCAGCCCCCTTCTCATCTTTGCTATTACCACCTTGATTTGGCTTGTAAGTGTTAAAAGTAAGATTGTACGTGCCATCATCATTTTTCCATAATTGAACCTTGTATTGCTCGTTTCCTTTATACTCACTTTTAGCATTTTCAATACCATCTTGTTTTAATGCTTCGCCTAACTCTTTAGGCGTGATTACACCATTAGCACATAAACTTTCTGGTGCATTTTCACTAGGTGTAAAAAATCTTACACCACCGACATACTTTGTTTTTATTTCACTCATTTTATTTTAAATTTGGTTAATATTTCGTTTCTATATTCTTTTTTCATTTTATATTTTTCTAATACATTTTGGGCTTGTTTTTTAGTGCCTTTTAATGTATTAACAAATTGTGTTTGCGTAAGCCATTGTTGTTGCTTTTGACTATTAGTAGCATTAACAACTTCATCAGCACTAGCAACACTAGTATCTATTCCAATGCCAAAATTACCTAATGCACGACCCCACGCACTTGTTTCACAATTTTCAACATATGAAGTTTCATTTATATATGTTGTACCTTTAATTTCTTCAGCCATTCCAGTAGCAACAACAACACCATCTTGGTTTTTAATAGTTGCTTTAATTAGAATAGATTCAGGGGTTTTTTCAATTACTTCAGACGTTAATGAATAATCAGGAAAATTTTCACGAAAAAATTTTATTCGCTCATTGACCTCAATGTAATCTTTACCTTTAATTTTTATTGTTTTCATTTTTAATTAATTAAATTTTTAAATTCAAACCCTTTGTCTTTTAATATTTTAACTTCATTTAAAGTAAAAGTAAGTGGGTTTTTTAATCTTGATTTTAGCGTTGGCATTGTGCATTGTAGAAATTCACACACATCATAACGCTTTAAACGAAGGCGCTTTAATTCGCCTTTAAATTCATTTTCAAACATACATTTAATTTTAAAGTTCAAATGCAAAATTAAAAATATATTTTAATAAAACAAAAGAAAAGCGCAAAAACTTAAAAAATTCTTACGCTTTTCACACAGAAAAGGGGGCTTCTGAATATTTTTATTCTGATGTAATTCTTAAATCAATACTAACATCATCATCATCATTTGGTAGGTGTGCAATGACTTTTGCGTTTGCTGATTTTACTTTATATTCAAGACCATCTATGTAACAACTTTGTGAATCTTGAAATACTGATGCGCCAAAATTAAACCAAATTCTATTATTTAATGTTAATGGTTCTACTTGTTGATTTCTAAATGTACCTTCATATCTAACCACAAAATCCCTGTAATCATTCATTATGTTTTGTAAACTAGCACCAACACAAGTTCTATTTGTTGGATAATCTCTAGTCCTTTCAAAAACAAAACTAGTCACTTCAGTACCTTTAAAATAATTAATTCCCTTTTGCTCATAATCTTTACTATATGTATTACCACTAGTATTTACAGCATATTCAATATATTTAGTAGGTAGTTTTTTTTCTTCACTATATGATAAATTTTTTGGTCTATAAAAATTACCAGTTATCCCTACATTATCAAAGTAAATAGCATTTACACCAGTACCAGAATATATACAATTATATATAACAACACCGACATTAAATTGTGTAGCTGTAGAAATGTTTGAACCTTGCATTGCAACACTTATTGTGTGCCAGTTATTAAATACGTCAAAATCCCTAGTTATAACGTGCAAATCACTTCCATCTAATCCCCATTCTTCATTTACATCGTCCCACGATACAGTATTAGGCGACACAGCACTGCTATAAGCACATATTGAAAATTGCACAGTAATTGAACTTGGACTTGATGTATTTGGTCTATCAGCAAAAAATGATAATTGTGCAGTACCTCCGTGCCACGCTTTCCAATACCCAGAATTATTTACAAAATCATTTCTAAACATTTCAGTAGTTCCACTAGTAGGCGCAGAACCACTTAATTTAAAAGCAGCGTTTCCTTGAACTGAATTTGAATTTGTTACAAGCGATGCATATGATGAATTGATTGTATAATCTTCAGCGCCTTCAAGTTCAAATCCATAGTTTTTAGAATAAAAATACTTGTTGATTTGTGTAGATTCTAATTTATATGTCGCCTTTGCAAATGGTTCAAGATATTCTCTTGTTAAATCACCACCTACATTTTTTAATGTAGTTGGACATATTCTTAATATTGATTCTTGACTAGTTGATTGATAAACGCCACTAGAATTATATTTAAAAGTATTTATAGTTTCAGCACTAGCACTTATTAATTGTGCTTTAATTGATGCCCTAATGCCACTAACACTACCACCCCCAACAAGTGTTGAATTAATTGTGCTTTTAACATTAGAATCAAATATATTTGAATTTTCAACTATATACCACCTACCATAAGATTGATAAATTCTACAATTATAACTTTTTAATATTCCTTCTAATTGGTCTTTACATTTTGGCACATCAGCCCCTTTGTCTAATTGATTAAATTGACCAGCACTAACATCAGTTGTTATCAATTTATCTTGCATTACAGATGGTTTATATGGATATGAACCACCTGTACTAGTATATATATCAGCTTGAGCATAAATATCAAGCCCTAGTCCTAGATTATCTAAAATATCAGCAATTCTATTTCTATTAAAATAAAAACTATCAGTATTAACTAATGGTGCATTATAATTATTTAAAGTACCAAGACCATCATATGCTTTTAAAGTAATTGCAGTTGGCGTAGCTTTAAATTGTTCTCTATATCTATCAACAACTATAAACCCTATCCAATAGGTTTGCCACGCAGATGAACTATCTTTATAGGAAACTTTTATTTGATATTCTCTTTCATCATATTCATAAAAATTGTCATAAGTAACAGTGTCGGTAATAAATAAATTTAAACTACAAACACTACCAATTATAGGTTTATAAAAATCATTTTGACTATTCCACTTAACAACAACAGGTTCTGCTTGACCTATCATATCATTAACAGAACCACTATAATTTTTTTTTAATATCTCAACTTTTTTTTCATAAGCTAAAACATCGCTAAATTCTAATCTATATTTAACCCCATATGACATAACTACAATATTCTATCCCTAGTAGAATTAGCCCTTTCCAATGCTACTACTAAATCTTGTCCACGTAATTCAAAAGAGCCACCCACATTTACTTGTTGCGCTCTATTATTAGACCCTATAAGCCCCTTTAATCTATCTAATGGCGCTACTACTTCAGGATTGCTTTTAGCACCAGGATATTCGCCCATAAGTCCCATTGTAGGCGCACTAATTATACCACCTTTAGCAAACTTTTTAGTTTTTTTCATTGCAGACGATACAGCCCCAACAGCCATTGCTATAAGTGCTGGTAGTACGAATGCAGCAGCAGCACCGAATCCTTTTGCACTTTGTGTAGCGCCTTCTACTGCGTTACCAACAGATGCCCCACCAGAAGTAGATATTTTAGCTGCTGCATTTGCCCCTAAAACAGCAGTTAAAGCTGAATCTGATGCCATTTGCATAGCATCAGTAGTGTTTTTGTTTGTGGCTTTTTGACTATCTGCTAACATCATTTGTAATTGTCCAGCTAAATATTCAGTAACCATATTCATAAACGTACTTAAAAATTCACCTAGAGCAGTACCAGCAACACCCATACTTTCAACTATTGAATTGCCTAAATGACTAAAACTAGCTTGTAATGATTGTGCTGTACTGTCAGCTGTCCAACCTAATTTTTCTAATAAAGTAATTCTTTCTTCTATTTTTTTATTATCATCACCACCACTTGCCAATTTTTTATTCAAATTTGCAAATGGGTTGCTACCACCTGAACCATCATCACCACCACTTGAACCAGAACCACCACCACCACTTGAACCAGAACCACCACCACCAGAAAATACCCCCACTATTTTATTTTTTACATCTTTAGCTAAATCTTCAATACCATCAAACATTCCTTCTGTAACTTCTTTAACATCAGTATTGTCCATTGTATTTCTAAAACCCTTAACAACATTTTCTGCCAATTTATTACCAATTTCATCAGCCCCATCTGATGTATTTTCAAAAATTTCACTAACACCATCGCCTATTGATTTTGCAGCACCAGATATACCTTCTTTAAATTTATCCCAATCAAGCGTAAATACACCCATAATTATATCACCAACATTTTTAAATAAATCCCAAACCATTTTTCCAAATGCCTTAAAATTTTTCCATCCAGTTTTTAGTGAAATTGTAATAAAATCAAAAACAGATTTAAAGACAGCACCTATTAATTCCACAGCACCCCTAATTAATAAACTTTCATTATATAGTTTAATAAACCAATTTATAACATTAACAATAATTGTTTTTATTTGACCCCAATATTTATAAAATGCAAAGGCAATCCCAGTAACAGCAGCAATAATTAAAGTAGCTGGTGACAATAATGCACCAAACAAACTAATTAGAGAACCCACCAATGTTATTATAGTTGGCAATGCTATTGCTAACCCTCCAAATGCTAAAATTAGCTTTTGCATTGTAGGGTCTAGTTCTGTAAATCTTTTATATAAATTTTGTATAAACCCAGCTAATTTTTGAACAGCTGGTACTACTGCAACTAATAATTGTTGCCCTAAACTCATTAAAGTTTCTTTAGCACTATTTAAAGATTTTTGAAATTGAAAACTTGCAGATTCTTCAGTTATACGAAATGCTTCAGCAGTTGAACCAGCACTATTTGCCAATTCGTCAAATATTTTTTTGGCATCCTCCATACCAGCGCCAGTTAAATCTAACACACCTTTTAACGCTCTAATATTTGGAAATATGTCAGTAATGTTAACACCAAATTCTGTGGTCTTATTTTTTAACATTTCAAGTGTTGACATTAGCCCTTCTTCTGCTAAACTTTTTTGCACACCTTCTGTACTTAACCCCATACTTGCTAATGCCTTTTCAGCTTCACTTGTTGGTTTTTTTAATGATGCTAATATTGCTGTTAATTGTGTAGCCCCAACAGCAGCATTTGTACCAGTACGTGACATTGCTGCCATCGCAGCACCTACTTGGTCAAACGATACACCCATATTAGATGCTATTGGTATCACAGCACCCATTGAACTAGCTAATTCACTAGCTTCTAATTTACCTTCACGAACAGCAGCAGTTAATACATCAGTGGCTTTTTCAGCTGTTAATCCTGAATCGCCATATGCGTTCATTGCTGATGTTGCCAAATCAGCAACATTTTTAGTTTCGCCTAATCCACTAGCAGCGCCTTTCAATGACATTTCAAGGGCATTCATAGCTGAATCACCTTCAAGTCCAGCAGATGTTATAAAAAATAATGCTTCAGCAGCTTCACGTGAAGATACACCAGTATCACGTGCAAGTTCTTTTACTTTTTGACCCATTTTATCAACCTCGCCACCAGCAATACCAACCAATGCTTTTATTTTAGTCATTGATTTGTCAAAGTCCAATGCCATTTTAACACTAGCACCACCAGCCAATGCAAGTGGTAATGCAAACTTTTGCATTGAACCACCTATTGATTTTAATTTGCCACCAAATTTTTGAAGTTTACTTGATGCAGTATTTAATGCGCCAGTAAATCCTGAAGTGTTTGCAGTTAAATTTAATTGTAACCTTTGTTGAGCCATAAGAAATATATATTAAGCAAAAATACAAAAAAATGACTACTTCTTTTTTAGTCAAAAAACAGCAAAAAAAACGCCAAAAAGTATAAATACCTAACATCTTGTTTAAAGGCATTTTTAAGCGATTTAAGACACTTTACCCCCTCTGGCATATAATTATATTAAAAAGTCGAGATAATGCAACAGTCAAAATTTCCCTTCGTAGAAAATGAAAATTTTTTTTCATTTCTATTTTACATAATATTAAAATTTTTTTAAGAATTTTAGCTACTTTTTTTTAGAAACACTATCAATTTTTGCCTTAAATTTTTCGTATTGTTCACGTGTAGATTTTGGTTTACCACGCTCTAAATATACGTCTTGTGGCAGTGGAAATAACTTGTCTGGGGTTATCATATTTGCACGTTTATCTACATTAATATTATATAGCATCATCGCAATATAGCGTGTGCGTTCCCAATGTAAATTTTGTTTGATTGTGTGTGCTTCGCCTAATAGTTGATTTTCTTTCCAAGTTTGCGACCAAAAGTTTTTAGGCGAAATTCCAACTTGACCTATATAATAATCTAATATATCGTCCCAACTAATAGTCGCATCTACTTTCCCTTGCTAGATTTTTTAGTAGATTTTTCAACATTCCTTTTTATACCAACATTTAATTCATTACCAAGTATTTTAGATTCCATCATTGCACCAACAATTTCTTCTATTTTTTCAGCTGGTAATTCATCTAACCAACTACCTACTTTATAAATAGTATAATCAATTTCATTACCTTCTTCTTGGTCAAAAGCTAAAAGCGCTGAATATATCAGCGCTCTAATACTTGATAGTGATATTCCTTTTTGAAATATTTCACCAATTTGTTCTATTGGTACATTTAATTCATCAGTAAAATTCGCCCAAAAATTCATTGAGAAATGCATTGTACGATTTTTACCACCCATTTTTATTGAGTAATAACCCCTCTTTCTGTTTGCCATAAATTCTTAATTAATTATTAATTAGTAGATTTTGTAATGCTTCCAGTCAATGTAATCGAACCTGAATAGCTTACAGGTGATTCCATTTCAGCTGATTGCTCTACACTAGATAAATAACCTTCAGCAGTATATACAGCATCACCAGTTTCGGCAGTACCAAATACGCAAGTTATTTGTGTTCTAGCTAAAAGAAAATCAGCCATTTCAATAGCATTACTACTATCACTATAATCAACTAACCCTTCAAAAGAAATTTCACCACTTATAACACCAGCAATTACTTCTTGAAAACCACTTGAATTTTTAGTAGTCGCTTCTGGTAAGTCGTTAGATAGTGTTAATGAACAACTTGTAGTGTGTCCTAGTGTTACAGTTTCAATCTTTAAAAGCAAATTAGTTCCATTAAATACTGATGTTGTAGCCATTTTTTATTTTTTTTTATTCGTTATTAATATTTACACAAATATACAATTTTTTTTATTAAGCATTATTCCATTCAAAGTTAGCATTATTCCATAAAATATCGGCAGTATTCCAATACCTATCACCAGAATCATCTTGAACTGTAAAAGGATTTATTAATGTAATTTCCAAATCATATGATACAAGATTTTCCATATCACCAACTTGTTCTACATTATTTATATACCCTTTGCCAGTTAATGTAATTCCTTCAAATGCTTCTTGTGTAAATACCCATTCATTGACTTCTTTAGTTAAAACCATTGATGCGAGTTGGTCAAAATTAACTGTATCGCTATAATCTACTAGACCAGCAACAGAAATTGTCCCTGACCTAATACCAGCGATTACCTCTTTAAAACCTAACGAATCTTTTGATGTTGCATCAGGCAAATCTACATTCAATGAAAATCTTGATTGTGTGGAATGACCTAATAAATTCCCATTATGGAACAACCCAAAAGATGTCCCATTAATTAGTGCCATTATTCTTTATTTTGTTCTTCTTCTTTTATGACTTCAAACGAACCATCCTTTAAATCAACATTAATCTTACCATATTTTTCAACTAACTCTTTTCTAAAATTTTCAGCATCTTCTTCAAGATTGTCATATGCTTTATGCAATTTTTTAGTTTGTATTGCTATTGCACCAATATCGTGATGTATAGCATTTCTAGTAGCTTCTTGTTGCTTTAATTTTTCAAATTCTTCTTCAGATAAATTCCCCATTTTGTGTTTTTTAAATTATTAATTATTCTTCGCCTGGTAGTGGTAAAGTTTCCGTAGTTGGATTTTCCTTTTCGCTTATTTGTGCATCAACATTTGATTTCATTTGCACCATATCCATTAGTGGTTCAATCCAAGATACAACAATATCTTTAGTCAAATCAGCATATGGTGTAAAATTATCAGGGTCAGGCGAACCAACTGTTTGTGTACCAATGATAGTGCCTGTATTATTAGACCCATCCACGCCATTATAACGCCAATGCACATTATATACAACAGTTGACAAATCACCTTCAGTCGGTCTGCAATCAATAGCTGGAATATCCCAAGTATAAGTATTTGCCATAGTATTTATTTTTTACAAATATACAAATTTTATTATTTTTCTAGTGCGCTAACTCTAGCTTTTAAATCATCATTTTCTTGTTTTAATTCTTTAATAGCGTTTGTTAATAATGCTATCATATGCGAATATCCAAGCGCATCAGGTTCATTATTTTCATTGTAGTAAACATATTCATTTAATCCTAAATCGTGTACATCTTCTGCAATTAACCCAGCAAATTGTTTACTATCACCATTAATATCATTATAAGTTTTAGGTTGTAATTGTAATACTTCATCTAATCCTTTTGTGTAATCTACAATATTAGTTTTGTAACGTCTTGATGAAGTAGAACGCTTAATTTCACCACTAGTAGAATCCATATACATATTGGCAAATGAACTTGTTGTGTTACTTCTAGTTGCAGCACCACAATTTATTTTTCCATTTTGTGCTATTTCTAAACGCTCACTACCATTAGTACCAAATTTTAAACCAAAATATGATGCTAACATCATCGCTTCAGCACCATTAGGTTTTGCAAGTCCATAATGACAATATTCATCACTATCGCCCCACGTATCGCCAACATTCATTCCAATCATTCCTTCATTCAATTTCAATTCTATGTTGCCAGAAACTACAAATGCTTCAGTTAAACTAGTTGTCCCTATTCCCACACGCCCACTAGAATCAATACGCATACGTTCAGAACCACTAGTATAAAACTTTTGTGTGTCAGTAGAAAAATATATATAGTTGTTAGTATCACCATTATGATAAATTCCAGTATCTACATATAAACCACCACTAACATCAACACCACTACTTGTAGTTTCAATTTTTTTATTTCCATTATGGTATAACTCAACAGCACCACCATTAATGAATTTTGCCATTTCTGTGGAATCATCATTATCTCTAATAACAACATCATCTTCAGCTAATATTTTTATATCATCACTATCACATCTAATAATCAAATCTCCTGTACTGTTAGATATATAAGAATTATTAGATTCGTGATATATTTCCAAATCTGCACCATTTCCGAGTTGTAATTTTTTATCATCATATATTCTAAAATCAACTTGTGTGTGAATGTTGCCTTGACTACCATCAAAAGTCATCATTGTTGTTGCAGTACCACTATCATTTTCTGTTTTTATTATGATATTATCGCCATCACTTTGGTTCGTTATACTTAAGTCGCCCTCTTTAGTTAAAACAACAGCTTCGCCACCTGACCCTGTATGATAAATATGCATTCTTGAATCACTACCACCTAAATATATTTTTTTACTAGCACCCATATTTAAAGCACCTGAAAAAGTTGCAGATTGGTCTGAATGATTTATTTGAAATGCATTTGTTCCACCAGAATTTTTAAAGTTCCAGGTGTTAGTTCCTGATTCTAAATAATGGTCGCCACCATAATCAAATGTTATTCTTGAATTTGTTGTTATATTGCCTGATGTAATCGTACCAGAAAAAGTTGCGTTGCCACCATTTGACATATCTAGTCGAAGGGCATCTATTTCAGTTGTGTCGTCAGTACCTCTTAATATTATATCTTTATCTGCTGTTGATGCTTCTATGATAAAATGACTAGAATCTTGCCTTAAAGTGCCATAATGAGTACCACCATCTTTAAATCTAATATTACCACCATCAGCATCTAAATTTATTTGACCAGTAGCATCAACATTAAAATCATCAGCAGAACTGATAGTAAAATGACCTGATGCATTAGATATATCACCAGCAAAAGTTGCATTACCATCCTCATCTATTGTAAATCTATCATTTGTTCCTAAATCTCCTTTGGATATTTTAAATTTATCATCATCTGAATTATCAATACCAACTGAATAAGTATCACCTGATATATTGAATTTAATAGCAGCATCACCAGTACTATTATTTTGTATAAGTAATTGTTGAGTAGCATCTGTGTCTGATGTTAATATGTGTAGTTTATTTTCAGGAGAAGCAGTCCCAATACCAACTAAACCAGCATTAGTTATTCTTAATCTATCTGTACTAGCAGTTCTTAAAGTTATTTGTGATGCAGATTGGTTTGCATCTATATGTGCAACAGCATTACTATCAACCCATAAATCTAATCTTTTATTTCCACCTTGATTATCTTCTAATCTTATAAAAGGTGTGTCACCATATAACATTAATTGTTTGCTAGGCGAAGTAGTTCCTATTCCTAAATTCCCTGAACCATCTAACACCATTTTTATATTACCACCAGGTGTGCCAGTTCCCCATTGCATAGTTGCAATATTAGTACCACCGTTTCTTATATAATAAGCGTTGTTGTTGTTAGTGTTATCAAATACAATAGCATTATTGCTGTCAAGATTTATATGCCCATCTGTACCATTAAGAGTAATTTGACCAGAAAAAGTTGCATCATTGCTACTTATTGTGATAGGTGCATCAGTCAAAGTATCTGAATCACTCCACATTGTTACAGTGTTTGCAGTACCAGAACCATCTATTGTGCCACCACCACCTGATGGTGTTTCCCACGCAACACCACTACCTGTTGATGTTAATACTTGACCATCACTACCTTGTGCGCCATTAATTTTATAATTTGTAGCATCAACACTACCAGCAAAAGTTGTTGTTCCACTATTATTAAAATAAACTAAACCACTTCCAGCGTTTATGTTTAAATCTTTTGAAGTACCACTACCAAAATAAGAATGACCAGATGCTGGGGTTAAAGTAACACTACCACCAAAAGTTGCATTTGTATTACTAGCAATGTGTAATGCTTGAGTATGTCCACTCCCAGCAGTATCAGAATCAGCATTTACATAAAATCTATGGTTTTGCATTCCTGCATAAGCACCGTCAGCACTACCATAATAAATAGTATTATTACCATTTTGTTGAAATGTTTGGAAAATACTTACGTTATTTCCTTCGTAATTTTCGGTATAAATTCCTGATTGCTTATTTGTGTCAGCAGTAAGATTAGTTGCTATTTTTATTTGACCATACCCACTACCTCTTATATCAATCGAGCCATCAAAAGTTGCGTTACCATTTGTATCAATGTCAAATCTTGTATCACCTCCATCAGTAACCTTAAATCCAGCAGATGCATTTATTCTAACTATTGTGCCAGAACTATTGCCTTCTATAAATGCATTTGTACTACCTAAATATAACGGCCAATCAGAATCCAAAAAGATAGCACCTCCATTAATATCTAATTTATAACTAGGCGAAGTAGTTCCAATACCAATATTGCCTGTGTTAGTAATATTTAAATAATTGCTTGTATCGTTTGTTCCAAAAGATATGTTACCACTATCTCTGTTATAAATAAAAGCACTCGTGCCTGATTTTGATATTAACAAAGAATCACCTGTTCCTGAACCATTATCAACATCTGAAAGGTATATTTGACCAGCACCACCAGAAGCACCAACAACGTGTAAATTACCACCAGGCGAAGTAGTGCCAATACCAACTCTTTTTGTTGTTTTAGTAAGAACCATTGTTGGCGTTGTTAAACCATCATTAGTTTCATCAAAAGCTAAATATGTTTGACCATCAGGAATACCAAAAGCCCATTTACTATGACCTGGTCTTTCAAATTTTATATTTGCTGTTGCACCATCACTTATATGCAATTTAGCATCAATACTAGTTTCACCTATGCCCAATTTATTATATACAATGACATTACCACCAGCATCAGCTGTTCCATTTAACTTCATTGTTAATAATTCAGAACCACCAGTTGATTTTACATAAAAATCCATATCAGTTCTGGTAGCACTTGCATTAGTATCTAATTCTATACGACCCCAATTTTGATGTGAACCACCATAATCTGCCATAAATTGAATCCTACCTAGTAATTGGTTTGTTGATGGGTTATCACCATCTCTTAATAATTGTAAAATAGGGTAATCATTGTTTGTAGCTATTGTTACATTAGTGCCACTAGATGAAATTATACTATCACCAATAGTATCGCTATCAGTCCATTTAGTTATATAACCAGTAGTACCAGAACCATCTACCGCACCACTACCTATTGGCACTTCTATAATGTTACCACTAGAATCAACAGCTAATCTTTGTGTAGCAGTACCAGTAAATGTACCTGAACCATATGAAGGAAATGCAACTTCACCTGTATCATCAACTTGAAATCTTGTATATAATGTTCCACCTGAACTAGCTGCTTCTCGCAACATATAACGCCCACTAGAATCTATTGTGTGTTGCCACACTTGACCTGTGCCACTTCTGTACATTCTAATATTTGGTGCTGACGAATCAGCTACTTCTAATTTGTCATTAGGCGAAGTAGTACCAATACCTAAATTATTTACAAACCAAGAATCGCCACCAGAACTTAATTTAACATTATTGCTAGTGCCATCATTATCATACATATATAATGAAGATGCATTACCACTAGCACCAACATAAAACTTAAATCTTTCTTCACCATTATCGGCTCTAAATTTTACATATTTTTCTGTAGCAGTAGTAAGTACGTCTAATCTAGCATCAGGCGAAGTAGTTCCAATCCCGACATTTTGTGAAGTATCTATATATAATGCTAAAGTATGATTTGTCATTAAAGACAAATGCGAATTTGTTGTTGTTCTAATACTATTTTGGTCTATTCTTAAAGATTGTGATGAATGTGTTAAATTTAAAATAGCATCGCCAGACGGGGGGTCTATTGTTATGCTACTACCAGTAGTTGTTATATCACCAGAAAAAGTTGCAGTAGTGCTTGTTATTAGTGCTTTTTCTCCACCAATATCAAATCTTATATTGCCCCCAACAGCAAATATATTTGTATAATCATTTGTTGCGTCCCATTGAATACCACCTCTTTTATTTGATGCTTCATAAAATTCTATTGTTGGGTCTGTTGTAACTCTAATTCTACCAGCCACTTCAAGTTTTTGTCCAGGCGAAGTTGTGCCTATACCGACATCACCCCCAGCTATTGTAAAGCCGTTAGTTCCTACATTATATCTTACGCCACCAGCACCAGAAGCACCTGTAATTACTAGGTTTTTAGAAGTATCAAGAACATAACTAAATGATTGTGAATAAGTAGTATCACCATTTCTTAACTGAAAAATGTTTACTGCACCATCTGTATCGTCTGAAACAGATAATTTATAAGTTGGTGAAGAATTTCCAACCCCTAAATTATTACCATCTTCCATTAACACTATATCACCACCAGCTTTAGCGTGAATTGGATATGTTGTGGCTGATGCATTATAAAGATAAAAATCATTATTAGTTTCTTTGTAAAGCGTCCATTTAGTAGCTCCAGTATCTCTATAATGCAAATAAGAACCAGAAGTTCCACTATCATCAGCATCTGAATCAATCGTTATTGTAGCTGAACCATTAGCTTTTACTCTTAATGAAGCATTGCCAGATTTAAAAATATCTAAACTGCTGGTAGGCGAAGTTGTGCCTATACCGACATTTTGACTTGTATTTATAAATAATACAGAATTATTGCCTGTTTGAAAATCTATTGCAGCACCACTACTACCACTAGCATTAATAGTAACTATATCTGAATCTTGACTTACATCAATATATAGTCCAGAAAAATTACTAGCATCTGTATAATGTAGAAAGTTGGCAACAGACCCAGCTGTACTTCTAAAAACACTTAAATTTCTACTTGTTGGCGCAGTTCCTATTCCTAAATTCCCACCATCAATTTGTACATCACCAGCAAAAGTTGCGTTGCCATTTGAATCAAATTGCATTTTAATATCAGTACCAGCACTTCCTTTAATTATATCTAATCCATAAAGATTGTCGCCACTTGTAGGGTTTGACCTTAAACGCCAAGTTGCACCACTTGTAATATCTATTTCAGATGCACTTGAACCAGCCGTATTTATTGCTCTTATATTACCCTCTACATCTAATTTTTTACTAGGCGAAGTTGTGCCTATACCAACTAAACCACTTTGTTTAAATCTAATTACTTCAGCATTTGTATTTATTGTAACGTCATTTGAAGTGTCTGATGCACCCCTAATAGAACCATAGTTGCTATTATCACTATTTCTTAATATAAGCCAATTACCACTTTTAATTTCTATTTTACCAGCAACAGTTAACTTTTCACCAGGCGAAGTTGTGCCTATACCGACATTTTGGGATGAATCTAATGTAAGCACATCATTAGCACCATTAGTTTGAAACTTAAATGAACCACTACCTGAATTTCTTATAATTACATCACTTCCTGTCCATATATACCAACTATTATAAGTAATATAATTATCATCATTTGCAAATAATATTAATTTTCCACCACTTCCTGTGTGTATATTATTCCCAGAAACAATATTATTACTAGCTTCTAAATTTGTTGTAAATATTGTGTCGCCATCAACATAAAAATCTGTGTCATATGTTAATGTAGAATCATTTGACCAATACGCAATTTTATTTGCACTACCAACACCAGACAATACACTAGTATTGTCAATTTTCATCCATTTATCAGTACCACCAGCTTCAACAAATACTGCCCAATCGCCAATTTTCCAATCCGTTTCACCATCTAAATTAGTTGAACCAGGCGTAGATACATTATAGAAGTGTCCAACAGTACCTGTGCCACTTGCTAATGTTGGACTATTAGTATCAGCGTTCCAATTCCCTTGAAAATTTAAACCACTTGGTACAGCAGCTATTTCAGATTCAACAAATGCTTTAATACTTTGTTGTGTAGCTAATGCAGTATTGCTATCACTAGCCATATCATCTTCATCTAATATTGTTGTAACCCTAGAGCCACCAGCTAAAGCAACACCACTATTATTTACACTAAAGCGTTCTACATCATTTGTTCTAACAACAAAAGTGTCAGTAGTAGAAAACCCAAATTTAGTGGTTGTATTGCCTTGATGAAATATATAGGTTGGTATTCCTAGCGTAGATTTGTAAAGATTTGATTCACTATTGTTTGAATCTATTTCTAAATATGAATTACCTTCACCACCATCAATATCACCAATTTTATAAACATAACCCCCATCATCAATATCTAAATATTTTTCATTACCAGAACTAACCCTAAAACTGCCATTAACTTCTAATTTAGTTTGTGGCGTTGCAGTGCCAACACCTAATCTATTGTTGGATGAATCCCAATGTAAAAGGTTATCGTATGTAAGTGTTTCAGTGTCAAGCCAATACGCTAGTTTATTTGCCACACCAGTACCATCAACACCACCAATTTCGCTTAAAGTAACCCAATCAGTACCACTACCAGTAGAACTTAAAACTTGATTTGATGTACCAGTAGAATTATTTGAATCGTAAAATCTTGCAGTTAATCTTAAATCGCCAACAATATGTAGTGTTGTTGTTGGTGAACTTGTCCCTAATCCAATTTTAGAAGATGCTGGTGTGCCTGAATTTATGTCAACATAAAAGAATGTAGATATTTGAAAATCTTCACTTGAAATATACACGCTAGAATCATTACCAAGTCCATCAGTAATGATTTTTTTAGTTGATGTTATACCTACGTTATCACTTACTTTTAATAAGCCATCATAAGTATCTTTAATTTTAGTTCCAAATAGAGTTGACATATTATATTTTTTACAAATTTACAAAAAAATAAGGGTCAATTTTTTCCTTGACCCTTGTACTTTTTTTTGCGTTGTGATAGTGATTGATTCTTTGAATGTCGTCCTGGTCTTTTTTTAGGGGGTCGCCTATATTCAATAGGGTTAACAGCTTTTTTTCTTTTTCTCATTATTTTTTAATATTAAAAATAAAGCAACTATAACGTATAACACACAATGTGGACACATACTATTTACCTATTGATTTACCCTTTTCATAGCTGCGCCCACCAAAATAAGCCAAAATCGTTGACATCATCACTTTTTCAAAGGTATCATTCCAAGTTTCATTTATATGAAACCCTATACTATCTACACTATCTAATATTCCAGCAAATGAAAATATTACAATACACCACACCAATACTAATGGTCTTACATTTTTAGTAAGCCAACTTGAATTAGGCGACATATCTGCTTTCCATCTTTCACTAACTTCTTCCATTTCTTTGTTTTGTTGGTCATATATCATTTGTTGTAATTTGATTTTATCATCAACAGAAATATCAGATTTTGTAATTTCAGATAATGCTTCTTTTGGTGATGTCACGCCATTTAAAACACTACCTAATGTAGGGTTTATCATTGTTGCAGCACCTAATAATATTGAACCAATTTTAGTGTCTTTAAAACGCTTTTTACTCATTACCACCAAGTTTTTAATTCATTAACAAAATTTTTTATTTTGGATTTTATCCATTGACATACTTGGCAAAATTTACAATTTATGCAAGTACATATACATTTTTTATTTTTCATAATTTTTAATTTACAATTTTATATACTGTTTTGCCAAATTCCTTTTCGGCAACTAAACATCTACCCCTATTTTTTTTACCATCAATATAACTTACGTGAACCCAAGCTGGATTGCCATTTGGGTATGGCGTTCCAAACTCGTATATAAGTTGGTCGAAATTACAATTCAATTTTATCCATTCAAACATTTCTTTATTGGTTTTATAACCATACACATCATCCAAATCAATCGCCTGTCCTTTACAATGTTGTGATGAAGATGCGCCACCGATAGCTTTGTTTAAATCTTCTGACCTAAAAAAGCTATTAACTTTAATAGCACCACCCACCCATAATCGAAGTGGCTCAAAAATATTTTCTGCCAATGCTTTCATATTTTCTATTTGCTTTGCATCAGGCACATTTTCTATTCCTAATCTTTTTGCTGTGTTTGAATGTATTGCTTCATTGTAAGTAATATGTTTACTTATATTTTCCATTTATTATAATTTTATATTTATACCAGCTTTAATTGCTTCAAGTTTTCTATCCCAAAACTTTTGAATTTGAACTTCTGTAAATACACCAATGTTTTTAGTTATTTTAAATCCAACAACACCACCATATTGATAATCAATCCAATCATCGCTACCATTATAAGTACCATAACTATACCTTTCATCACCTTCAACTAATTTATGTAATGGCAATACATTACCATATATATGCGCCCAGAAGTTTTTTCTATAATGGTAAAAATCTAACCCAATAATAGCGCTTACATCAGCAAACCCACCAATTAAATCTAGTTGTTCTTCATTGTATTGGTTAACTACATCTTCAAATATTGAATTACGATAATCTGCATCTGATGCTGCTAAAAGTTCACCATTAGCATTAAACCATTGATAATCATAACCTAAAGATTGCCCAGTAAAAGGGTCTATCATTTCATATAATTGGTCAGTATGCCCAGCGTAATCATATGCCAATGTCCACCACATTTGTCCAGGTACATCTTCATTGCCTTGTAAATATAATTGTATTGGATTATGTCCATATGCTTTGTCATATGTTCTATAAATAGCACCCACACTTAAAGAAAGTTTTTTACCTATTGGTAAACGAAATCTAGCTTCACCACTTATATAGTTTAAATCTAGTATTTCATTTTGTAGATATTCAGCTTTTAATAAATAATATTTACCTAAATATCTAACAAACGCTTGATGATTTTCAAATTCATCACCAGTTCTTCTACCCTTGCTATATTCAACTAACCACTCTAGCCCTTTATTTATATTTCCAATGTTACTTTTTGTTCCAACATTGTTTGTTTGTGTTACAAATTTTTCTCTATTTTCATATTGGAAAAATGCAATCTTACGCCATCCATAAGTTACCATAAAATCTGATGGATTTCTTTCAGTCGTTTCTATCAATTCATTGTCTTGCGTTACATAAAAACTTTGATTATCTTGAATAGGGTCAGTTTGTGTATATGCGCCATAAAGTGTTGAATATTTAAAAATGTCCTTTAAGAATTGGGCGTTTGCGCTTACGCTTGTAACTAGTAATAATATTAGTAATAATTTTTTCATCTTTTTTCTTAATTAAATTAATTGTTAAACCTATAATTATACCACCACCTATTGTGGCTATTAAATCGTTATTGTCGAACTTATTATTAGTGCGTGTGCTGTCATAACTTTCTTTTAATGTACCAACTATTAACGCACCAGCGATAGCGCCTAAAAACGCTTTATTTTCATTTTTTGTTTTT